GGAACACCTATATTCTTCTTACCTAAGAGTATGATTTTAGACACAGCTGAGATGACGGCAGTAAAAGAAGTAGGAGAGGCTTACACATCTCACGAACAAGCGTTCATGATACTAGATGAGCGCTTAAAAGAGGATGGATTTAAGATAGAAAAAGGTGAATACAACTCAGAGGCAGTAGACACATCAATTAAACGCGAAGACATGGGCATTTTAGATTCTATTTTGGCAGGATTTCTTGCTATAGGTACTCAAAAATCTGGTGGTAATGCACAGAATGAAGGCCAGATGGAAATGTTCCTTAACAGTCTTTTATTTATATCTGAGTATATAGCAAGTAAGTTGGACCCAGTAACACACTCATACTTTGTCCTTAATTTTGGCGAACCTGAGGATAGACTAGACATGCTAGTTACAGGTATTGCTAGAAAAGATGTAAGAGCTATGATGGAAGTACTAAGAGGCTACGTGACTTCTAAAATTATACAACCAGATGACAGGTTAGAAAAAAGAATGAGGGAAGACCTTAAGTTACCAGAAATAGACGAAGCATCAATCAGGGATATAAATGAAAAACCGGATTACAAGGAAGATCAGGACGACCAAGATAAGGACAATCCAGATAAGCAAAGTAATCCAGAACAAGCCCCTGAAGAAGGCGAATAGGAGATTAGCATGGGAAATAAAGAACTGAACAAAGAAGGAATGTTTTACACAAGAGATTTAGCGTGTGCCGCATACCTTAAAACTAACGGCTTTCCTTTAGAAGTAGAAAGACTTGGTCACAAAGGTGTATTTTATTATGCCGAAGAGTTGCAACCAGAAGTAGATAAGTTTTTTAAAGGAGATGGTTTACATTTAGAGTTCGCAGGTAATATGCGAGGACTAAAATCACAGATTCAAAATACAAGAGCGAAGGAGGTGACTGATGAGTAAAACATTATCCGATTTTGATGCTGATAGAACCGTATTTTTATTTGACTATTTTGACCAGGACACTTCCGAAAAACTCATTAAGAGTATGATGGATTTAGATAAGAAAAATAACGAGGCTATAAATATAGTTATAAACTCGTATGGAGGCTCAGTATTTTCGTTGTTCGGTATTTTAGACGCTATGAAAAGTTTAAAATCACCAGTTAACACAATATGTTTAGGCGAAGCTGATTCTTGTGGAGCTGTTTTATTATCAGCAGGAAAAGAAAAGTACATAGGCGAGAACTCAAGGACTATGATTCACGAGGTATCAGCTATGGCTTGGGGTAAAGCAACAGAGTTAGAAGAGCAGTTAAAAAATATTCAAGAAGTAAACGACAAGTTAATTACAATATTAGCTGAGAACACTAACGAGGATTTCGAGTCATTAAAGGAAATGATGAAAAACGACACCTTTTTAGATGCTAACGCTAGTTTAGAAATAGGACTTGTTAATGCTATACTGGAAGAACCAGAGGAATCTGATTTATTTTCAAACAAAGTAAAAGGCTTCGTAAATTCTTTTCATGGCCACGTTAAAGATGGCACTTATGGCCAAGTCTTTTATAATTCAATTAATGGAGGAGGTGCTAATGAACCATTGATTAAAGAACAACTTCGCGATGCTAGTAAAGATCGCTTGTTAGATAAAATAAAGAAAGGAGAAAAAGTTATGGATAAGAAAGAAATGTTTAACGCTTTAAAAGATAATTTCGACTGTGATGTAGAAAAGTTAATAGCTGATGCGGCACGTATTCCAGAATTAGAAAATTCTGTTAAAGAATCTTTAGAAGCAAAAGCTACTGCTGAGAAAACTCTATCCGATTACACAATTAAGCAAGAAGTAGAGAATGTTGAAAGACTTCTTGAACAGCTTATTGTAGATGGTAAAGCAACTCAGGTTACAAATGAGGTTAACAAACTTGCATTTGATGCTATAGGTTACGAAAAAGCTAAAGATTTAGCTGAAAAAATGCCTGTAATAGCAAAATTAGAGCAAGAAGGTTCTTCTGAAAATAAAGACGAATCAGAATTAACTGATGCACAAAAAGAAGATGCTGAAGTTAAAGCGTATGCTAAAGAACATGAAGTAAGCTATGACTCTGCTCTTACATCAGTAAGGCAGATAAACAAAAAGAAAGGAGATAAATAATGGCTATTCCAAGTTTACCACTACAAAATCCATGCGATACAGTTACATTTAAATGTTCAACTGCATGCTCATTGGCAACAAAACAGTACAACTATGTATATCAAAGTGCAGTAGATGAAGTGACAGTAGCTGCAGCTGCACAAAATGCTGCTGGAATGAACGTGTTCATTTTACAGAATACACCTGCTATTGGCGAAGAGGCTGATTGTGCTGTTTTAGGGTCAGGAGATTCATTTCTTGTTGCTGCTACAGGAGCAATTTCTATAGGAGCTAATCTATCATGTTCCACTGGTGGAGCAGGTAAGTTAAGTACCGATGGGTCAATGTTCTATTCAAAAGCTAAAGACGTATCTACTGCTTCAGGAGATATTATTGTTGTTGCGACTTTAACTGGTCAGCAATCAACTTAAACTAAATAAGAAAGGAGAAATATAATGAGTAATAATATTGCAATTATGCCGGATGAAGTCCTAACGAACTTATTCCGTGGCTATTTGCCGAAAGATAGTAATTTTATTCACGACAGCATTCTTCCAAAGATTTCTGTCGGGTCTAAGGATGGTCAAGTTATTAATACTGGAACAACTTCACAAGAGTTTTTAAAGATTTACCACGACATTATAGTGGGACGTTCTAAGTCACCAGAAATTAATGTTCAGTTAACAAAAGCTGATGCTTGGCACACAGAGAAACATTCCTTAAAGATAATGGTTACTAAAGATGATGGACTAAAATTTAGTAATGCTAATTGGAGATCAGGGATGCGAGACGCAGAGATTATGTTTACAAAGATGTTAAAATCTGCTGTTCTTATAGGTAAAGAATATGCGTTAGCTAATGCTATTATGAGTACAACTAACATTACTAACAACACAACCTTATCTGGTGCAGACCAATGGAGTGATTTTGTAAACTCTGACCCTATAGGTGATGTAAGAACTGGTAAGCAAGAAGTAAGAAGTGCAGCTCATATGAAGGCTAATACTGGAATTATGGGAGTGGAGGTTTTTGAGATTATACAAGACCACCCACAAATTAAAAAAACTAACGGAGTACTTCCTGATGGAACAGTACCTGTTCGTTCATTAACAGAAGCTGAGGTTGCTACAGCATTCGGTCTTGGTAAACTTTTAGTTGGTGATGTTCAGTATGAATCAGCAATTAAAGGAGCTACATCAAGCTTAACTGAAGTATGGGGTAAGGGTTTCTTACTAGCATACATCAATCCAGACCCACAACCACAAGAATTTCAACGTTCTTTAGGTTATAGCTTTGTTTTAGATGATGAAGAAGTTGACACATTTGATAATGACGACCCAAAATATTCTAAGTTTGTAAGAATGGAAGAGGAATATGATGACGTTTTATTAGACGAAACATCTGCTTATTACATTGCTGCAGTAACAGAGTAGGAGACTTAAATGGCAAAACTAGAATTATATGAACTAAAAGAAAAGTTAATGGATTTAGAAGTTGACTTTACTCCTAACGCTACTAGAACAGAATTAGAAGCATTATTAGAGAGAACTAAAGTAGAAACTATTGAAATTAAAGAGGATTCAGTTGAGGTATGGAAGGTTAAAAACCCTGGAGCAACTAAACTTAATAGATTTGTTCCTCCTCCTCAAGATGAGGAGTTTGCTGATGCTTTAAAATCTTCTGAGAAGGGGACGCCTATGGCTAAGAAAAAAAGATATGTACGACAAGTAGAAGTAATAGAGGTGCCTGTAGAAAATAAACAATATATTGTCGTTGGCAATATAAAGGGTATGGCTAAAGGTTCACCTTTTAAAAGTAGTGAAAGTCAAACTAAACAGTTGCTAGATTGTGGAGCAATAGAAGAAGTTAAAGGAGCTTAACTAAAATGAGTAAACAAGTTATATTAAATGAACTTAAAGAAGGTGGCGTAAAACCCAAACATAATGCCTCTTTAAAAGAATTAGTTGCACAGCTAGAGGAAATGAATAGTATTAGAAATACTGGAAAACCGATCATACACCCTTACAAAATTCCAGGTGTTATAGAACATAATGACATAGTTAGAGATGACCTTAGAGTTGTTAACTTTATGGGTCGTGCTCCTTCAGGTCTTGTTATACCGCCTTATGGAGAAATATGGGGTGTAAATCATTCTTGGGCATACGGTCATAAGCTTGATAAATTATTTATTTTAGATGGTTGGCAAGCTATGTTGAACGAATGCAAAGTTGATGGCATACCTCAAGACGACTATTTAGAGTATCTTAGAACATCTACAGATACTCAGATAATAGGTGCTTTTGAGGAGACTATGTTTGATAAAAAAGGTAATAAAGTACGTACAATGGAATCTTTTCCAAAAGACATAACTACTTCTCTTATTCCAGGAACGTTTTTCACTAGTACAATAGCACATGTATTAGCGTATGTAGCAGCTCAAGAGGCTCTAGGCTTTAAAAAAATTGATACATTAAATATATATGGCATTGAGATATGGGCATCTTTTGACGAAGATGAATATAACAATCAAACAAAGTGCGTTGACTTTTGGATTCCTTATCTTTATGGTAAAGGTATCCAAGTTATGCTGCCAGCATATTTAATGTATGCAGGACGAACAAAAAGTAATATGTACGGATACGTACGTAAAGGACCAAAATATCAATAAGAAAGGAGATTAATTATGGTTTTAATGAAAGCAACACATACTTTATTAACAGTAGCAGCAGCATCAACTGCTGGTGCAAACGTAGGAACTGTTCTATCATATGCTAGAACTGATGACAGTAATATTTCAGTTGTAGTTGGTGGTAACACAGCAGCTCAAGTTGTTATTATAGATGGAACTACAGCAGCAACTTCTACAGGAGATTATGTTACTATTGATAGTACATCTAGCGCTAGTACAGCATCTTATAACGTAGGAATTACAGCACCGTACACGTATATTCGTGCTAGAGTTACTACTGTATTAAGCACAGCTACTACAGTAAGTGTAACTGCTGTAACTCAGGGAGCAGGTTACTAAAATGGCATATGCAAAGCTTTGCGTAACAACTGATTTAGATGCCTTTTATCAAGGTATGGTATTGTCTACAAGTACAAGGCCTACTAAAGTAGTTGTGGAAGGTTGGATAGACCAAGCAACTGCTTTGATATACTCTGCAGTTGCAGAGCATTATGTAGTACCGGTTACTGATACAGACGACTTGTTAGTACTTAAGAACTTGTGTGTAGAGTACACACGAGATGAGCTCAATTTTGTTTTAGGAAAGAACAGAATTAACATATCCAACAATCAAACTCTTACACCGAGAAGTGTTGGGCATGCTAATTTTCGTAAAAAACTAGACCAACTTAGAGACGGTACTTTTAGGTTATTGAACACATCTGCATCTTCTACAGTTAACTCTTACAGCTATACAGCTGCTAATAGTATTACTGCAGAAGCAACTAAGGAGACTGCACAATGGTAGTAATACCTTCTGGATTTAATTCGGCTAGAAAGTCTGCACAAGACTTTAACTTTGGTATGCGAGTTAACGAGACAGTTAACTTGTATGCTGAGAATGCTATTAAAAAGCAGTCAGCTAAGCAGGCAGGATTAACATTCGAGGAAGAGAGTATTAGCAGAGAACCTGCTAATTTTCGTATCAGAGGTTACAGGTTTAAAGGACAGATAAAAGGACTAAATAGAATTTTGGTGCAGCTTAGAAAGCACTCAAATAATTTATCTCCACTGTTTAGAATTATCAGGAATGACTTTTTTAAGTCTAACAAAGATGAGATATTTAGTCAAATGGGGCCTAACCAGCCTCCAGGTTTTGAAGATTTAAGCCCGTCAACAATAGTAATGAAGGAAAGGCTAGGAGTTAAAGCATATCCTATATTAGTTATGGACGGAAACCTTATGCGCTCGCTAACTGTTTTAGGTGACACTCAAGCTATCCATAAGATTGGAAGAAAATCTATGGTGCTGGGAACTAGCGACCCAAAGGCTGGCCTGCATCAAAACGGTGGTGTAGCTTACAGATGGAAAAGCGATGAGACTAACGCAGTTCCAATGAGGAAACCAGTTCAAGTAGGCTCAAGAAAAAGAATTGATAGATGGGTATATAAATCAGATTTGTATTTGACAAGTATTAAGAAAAGAGATTTTACGGGGTTATAAAATGGTAAGTTACTATGATTTAGAAAGTTTTATGGTAGAGTTGGAAACATTGGTTAAAGCCAATATTCAGACGTATATGACTGCTGCGAATACTGACAAAGGTGATTCACTTTTAGGAAGTTTTCAGGCAGATTCGTATAGCGTATGGAATTTATCTGACATACAACCGTATCCTATGTCTTTTCTACAGTTTGTTAGTGGTGACCCACAGGTTGTTAATGCTAACCCAGGTTATAATCATGCGTTAATATACCCTATTAGATTGATGTGTTTTATCCAAGATACTGGAGACGGTAATATTGGAAAAAGAAAAGCTAGAATGAATAGAGTTTTGTTGCTTCTTGCACAAGAAAAGATTGTACCTACGTACGTTAATTTAAGTGCTGGGATAACTGACATGAACTCTACAATTTTAGAAACTGAGGCAGGAACTACTTACGAGATCGCATCAATAGTATTTACAGCCTCGTTCGCATTTTAGAAAGGAGGAAACTTATGGAAAAAACTAGTTTTAAGTCTAAGGATACAAAGAACATTCCTTCTTTTGTAGCTAAAGGCTATTGTGAGATACATCAGAACGATGTGCATCTTACATTTTTAAAAGGTAAGGAATACTCAGGTGTTGATAAGAAGTGGAGACCTACTTTGAAGCAACAGAAAATAATATAAGAAAGGAGAATTATTATGGTAATGAACAAACCCAGAACAAGTTTCGGTGTATCAGCAATGACTGCTGTAAACAGAACTACTAAACTTCCTTATGGTATGGTTAAAGTAGTACAAACTTATGACCCAACAATGGAACGTGAGCAAGTAGATTTATTTGGTGGAAGTAATCCGAATGCATGGGACTCAGCTGATGGAAACATTAGTAATGACATAGCACTATCTGTATCTGAATTTAAACCGTTCTTATACACACTAGCTGGTTACAGTGTAACTGAGAGTGCTGCTGCCGAAGCTAGTGGCAATGTTGGAACGCTAACAAACGATTTTGGAACATCTGTTGTTGATTCTGACACCGGTATTGCATCAGTAGCTTTGTCAACTTCTTCAGGAAATGGAGTAGATAATCTTAAAGAAGGAAGATACATGGTTTCATGCAGCACAGGAGTTGCAGTGGTTCATGTGTACGCTTTAGTTGATAATGACTTTACAAGAGGAACTGATGAGACATATAGCAACGACACACTAAGAATTACAACATCTGCACTAACAATCACTACTGGAGACACTATAAATGTTCCTGCTATTGGAGTTGCTTTACAAGCAGCGACTGGAACAATTGGAATGACTGTAGGAGATGTAGCTTACTTTGATGTTCGTAAACCTAACGAAGGATACAATCAGTATTCATTTGGAGAAAATCCAGTACCGGTTGAGTTTGATATGTGGCTAGTTTCGCAGAAGAAATCGAACAACGAATTTGTTATGGATAGATACCCACGAGTTAAATTGAACTCTGTTCCAGCTGGAATGGCGACAAAAGAGTGGGCAAACGTAGACTTATCAATAAAAGTATTGTATGATAATACGCTAGGATACGCGCATTATAGGTACGATACTGTACAAGACCTTTAATAGGAGATAGAAAATGGCAAAATTATATGAACTAGTTAGTCAACAAGTTGGAAAAAAATTCAATTTGACAGTAGGAACTACTACAAGAGAATTTACTCTTGAACGTTTTACATTGGCAAAGATGATTGAGTACGAGAAGAAAGGTCACGGTATGGATAGCCTGATGGAGCTAATGACAAAACAACCAGCTACATGGGCTACTCAGATAGGATGGGACTTGCTAAAAGAAAAGGATGAGTTTAATAATGATTTAAATGTGTTTAGAGAATTACTAGACATCCCTGCATTAAATGCACTTGGCGAAGCCCTAACTGATACATTAGAAGACTCGAGGCCAGAACCAAAAAACGTAGAGGGAGTACAGACTCAGAAGTAGTAGGTGCTCAAGAAACGAATTGGTCGGACTTGGTATTTAGTGTTTGTCACAAACTAAGTAAAACTCCGCAAGAAGTATTGGAGTTTACTTTTAAAGAATTGTACTACACTCTAAGGTATCTAAGGAAAGCAGATGCTTTAGAGTTAGATACAAGGATTAAGTTAGCAGGCGGTAAAAAAGGTTACGATGGTTTAAATAGTATTTTGGCTGAAGAGCAATTAGATTTAGCAGACGATGTAGACATAGACACCGATGAAAAATCTGAAAGTAATCAAAAGATATTAGCCAGAATAACAAAAATAGCAAAAGAAGGATAACAATATGCCAGCAATATCAGATAAAGTAACAATAACATTTACAGGAAATTCAGCTTCACTAGTTAAGTCTGTAAATAAAGTAAGCGCTACTTTAGCTATGCTTAGGAACGGTATGGGTGGCTCTACTAGAGCTGCTACTAAGCATACAACTGCTATAAGAGGAATGACTGGCGGCATACTAAAATCTATGGCTGTTATGGTGGCATTCAGAGGAGCGATTAACTTAACTAAAAAAGCATTTGTAGGAAGTTTCAAGGCTGTTGAAGATTTCAATATGGCAGTAGCACAGAGTGCTGCGTTGGTAACTTCATTTGCTGCAAGAAAAGATTCTAGTAATTTAGCAGAAACTTATCGAGTTTCGCGTGAGTATGCTAAAGACTTACAACTTACATTAATAGCTATAAATAAAGACACACTTGCTAATAGGCACCAAATGCAATTAGTTAATAGAGAGCTTCAGAAGCAAGGTGTCTTTTTAGACTTAAATAACCAGAAGCAAATTGACTCATTCAAGATACTAACTAATACTATAGCAGTATTGACTGCAGGTATGCCAAACCAGAACATACAGTTCGCTCAAGAAATGAGAGCCGTTATGGAAGGTTTAGCTAGACAAGGTACAACACTATCACTATTCTTGAAAAGTGAACTAGGACCGGCTTGGAAACAGACTGTTCAATCATGGAAAGATGGTGGTGTATTTTTAGAAAGAATGGGCGAGTTTCTAAAAGGATTCGACGAAGCTGCTTTAGATTTTAAATTCACTTGGGCTGCTGTCGGTTCTGCAATACATACTACTACAGAGAATATACAGAGATTAAGCTTTGCATCGCTGTATGACACACTTATAAAGAAATTAAGTAAAATCAACGACATTTTAGAAAATAACACATACGAAATATCAGAAAAAATATACAATTTTTGGGAACGCATAGCAAATATAATAGATTCTATAAGTTTTGAGGACTTAAAAGATATAGGAGAAGGACTATTAGCAATAGCTAAAGCGTTAGCTATTATATGGGCTATACAGAAAGTTGTAACTGTTTTTACTCTGCTAGCTAGCATAGTAACCTCGGCTATGGTAAACCCATTTGTAACTTTAGCTGTGGCACTCACTGTTATATACTTAGCACTGCAGCAAATAAATAAAAAATCAGCCGAGCAGTTAAAGATTGAGCTAGAAGGAGCTAAAAAGGCTCTAACTAAAATGAAGGAAATGAATGCTGCTCGTGTAAGAGACAATAAACTTTTAGATGAGACTAACGAAAAATTAAAAGAACACAATAAACAATTTGATGGCAAGTTTTTAGGAGCACTTGCAAAAACTCCTATGATGCCTAAGAAAGATTTGCCGTGGTCTAAAGAGCAAATGGAAGGCCAGCTAAAAGCTGTAAATGAACTAAAAGATGCGTTGACAAACTACAAAGACAAGGATAATTTTTTTGATGATATTGCAAAAGGTTTTATCGCTTTGAAAAAAACATTAGATGCAGGCATAGGAGACATAGACCCTTTTAAGCAGGACGAGAAGAAAAAAGGAGATAAAGCAGAGGCACCTAAAACTAGACTAGACATATGGGAAAAGATACTAAAAAACTTTGCTAAAACATATGTTAAAACATTTAAAGTAATGAAGGAAGAGGTTACTGATATAATGTCGGATATGTTCTTTGAGCTATTCTCTAATACTAAATTGGACAAAATAAATAAAGGATTAAAAGAATCGCTAGAAGAAATTCAAATATCTGCGTCTGAGAGTAGGCAAGATATGCTTGACGATTTTAACAACCAGCAGTTTGACTCGTATGAGGATAGACGCGAAGCATACGAGAAGTTGCAGCTAGACCTTGCAGAGTTAGAAAAGAATAGACTTAGGGATGTTGAAAAAGCTGAGAGAGCTGCTGAAAGAGATAGAGTCGATGCAGCCGTTACTTTAGTAAAATTCTTCGAAAATATGTGGGATACTATTTTAGACGTAATACGCAAAAAGATTGCAGATTTTTTAGCCTCCTCAATAGTGACATTTTTTATAGACATGTTTGCCCCTGGTATTGGCTCATTCATAAGAAACATAGGCAATGCATTTATGAATCCTTCTCCTGGCAAAGGCACAGGAGGCTATCTGCCAAAGTATGTTCCAGGACCAGCTAGAACTTCGTCTATATCATCCTCGCAAGCATCTCAAATAAGTGATAAGCAAAGTAGTGGCGCAGTGGCTTCTGGCCTATCAATGATAGCAGAGAAATTAAATAGCATAGGTGAAATGGCAAAGGAAAAAGGAACACTTATGATAAATGAAACAGAGCTAAGAGTTCTTACAAAAGCAATAAACAATGAAAATTTTACAATGAAAGAGATGGGAGTGTAGCATGACTTTTCAACCAGAATTTTGCCAGTCTAATTATGCAGATATAAATGTAAACACAGATTTTACTTTAACTCTTACGCCAGCTACTTATTGGTATCAGACAGACAAAAAGTTATTGTACGACCACAGGTCAGACAGAAAACTATACACTACTGGAGCTGACGACGATACTACATCAGTTTACGCTACTTTAGATATGAGTGATAGAACATTTATAACTGATGTTAAATTATTAAATACTAATGCTAAGTCTGGATTAATAGAAATAAGTGATGATGCAGTAACATGGGTAACGTTATACACAATAACAGATTTAAGTGAATCTAGTTTGCATTGGCATTCCACAGGTCCTACAGAGTGTCAATATTTACAAGATGAAGATGGTCAAGTATTAACAGATACTTATGGAAGATGGATTGAGATAGATGCAGCTAATTCAGGTAGATATTTAAGAGTTACTATAACAACTACACAGATTCCTAACTCTGAGAAATATATAGGAGAACTATACATAGGACAAAGAGAAATAAAAATAACAACTGGTAAAGTTATTAGTTACAGTGAAAAAAATACAGATCCTAAAGCAGCAGTATACAAAGACTACAACGGCACTACTCTAAGGAATAGAAGGAAGAGTCAGTATAGCTCTACTATGTCTATAATGCGACCTAGTAGCGCTGAAGCTCTATTCCTTAAGTCTTTAGAAGTTAATGGAGGTATATATGACTTTTTTCCTTCTGGTAGCTACGGCGATGACATAGATTATACTTTATCTATTGATACAATAGTATGGGTTGTTGCTTCTGGTACTTACGGTAGAAACCAATATGGAAATAAAGCTAGCGGTGTTGCGCAAATAAACTTAGTGGAGAGCAGAGTTGTTAACTAGAACTAATCAAAAACAATTTAGAATTGAGATAAAACGTCGCATAGGAGATAGAGATAACCTTATTAATGGAAAAATATGGGAAGATGATTGGCAA